ACAATACTTTCGCGCGTAACTCACGAGAGCGTGTCGTTCTTAACGATTACGCTTCCTTCGTTCGGTTCAGAGTTCGAAAGGGCTCTTGACCAAGCGAGGATTACCTCTACCGACTTCCAGGGATGGAAGAAACGGCAGTGTCTCCCTGCGTTTCTGCAAGGTTTCACTAGGCTCGTGTTTAACGCTGAAACAGGAGAGCTCTTTGAAAACCCCGACATCGCGGCAATTGAGGGTATTAGGCAAATTGCTTATACCTTCAAGAAGCTGTCCATGCCCTGCAGTCCTGAACGGGACTTGCGAGCATTGTCAAAGTACAAAGAGGTTGAGTGTTATCTATCGGAGACCATGTACACAGGAGACGCTGACCTATTTAATCAGGTTAGTCGCGTTCTGTGGAGCAGCGTCCTTAATGAGTCATATGATCTCAACAAGTTCGTTCCTCGGCATGGACCTGGTCAAACTGCGGAGCGTATTAGCGGTAATCGCAAATATTCTCAGCGTGCTTGGACGACGAGTTGGATGGGATTAATCACGTGCAGTTCTCCTCCTTGGAGGCCGAATTGCCAGTAATGGTGAGGACAGTCCCCAAGACTCTGAAAGGTCCACGGATCATCGCGATGGAGCCTGTTTGTATGCAATATGCACAGCAGGCCGTGGCTTCCTATTTAATTGGGAAGCTCGAGAAACACGAAATTACTGGTGGTCATATAAATTTTACTGACCAATCCATAAATCGTGGATTAGCGATGACTGCTTCCTCTGATCAGTCCCTTGCAACTTTGGACTTGTCAGATGCTAGTGACAGAGTTCCTCTGTCGTTGGTTTCGATGATGCTTAGCGTCAATCCTGACATTAAGGATATGATACTTGCATGTCGATCCGGAGCTGCGCAACTTCCTTCTGGCGAAGTTATCCGCCTTAAGAAATTCGCGTCCATGGGAAGCGCTCTCTGTTTCCCCGTACAGGCTATGTACTACTTTACTATAGTAGTTATGGCCCTAATTAGGGAAGCAGCACTCCCT